TCAGTCCGCAAACACTGATCCGCAGAGGTCAGAACCGGCTTGCAAGCATGTATATTAACCAGCATTTGAAACGCTCGGCCTATAAATCTGCGGACACGAACAGATTAAACGAACACTGGACCACCTCGAACGAAGACATAAACCAGATTTTATACAGAGAACTTGACAAAATGAGAGCGCGGAGCCGTTGGCTATTACGCAATAACGGGCACGCAGTTGGCGTTATGAATGCCTACATTTCCCACATTATCGGGACCGGGCTAAATTTGCAATGCCGGGTTGCTTCAAAAGTTGTTTCCACCGATTCTGATGGTAACAAAACATTGGAGACAATCGAGCGCGACGCTTGGAATGACTACGTAGAAAGCAGATTCAACGAGTGGGGCGAATCGTCGGACGTCATATCAACGGAGCTTTTGCCAGTATCTTTTTATGATGACCAGGAGCTTTTTTTGAGAAAACTCATCGAGGACGGCGAAGTTTTAATTTATCTTGGAATTGACACGTCGCTCCCTGGAATCCCGTTGCGGGTGATGTTTATCGAGCCGGAGAGCCTTGACACCACGATTACCAAATCAAACGGAAATCCGGTCATTTTAGGCGTCGAAGTTGATCAAAGAACATATCGCCCGATTGCATATCATATCAAATCAGGGACAACGGAGGCCGGAATTGGGCAATCAATCGGAAATTCGGTTCGTATTGAAGCAAACAGGATGTTGCATGTTTTTAAAAGGCTGCGTCCGAAACAAGTCAGGGGCATCCCACATCTGGCCGTTGTGATGCAAAAATTCTTTGATCTTGACGAATGGACAGACGCCGAACTTCTGGGGAATAAAATCGCCGCGTGTTTCGGAGTGCTGATCGAGGGCGCAAACACCATCGGCGACACGCTCGAAGAGGAAGAGGCGGGAAAAGCCACGGACGCAAACGGAAATCCGCTTTCAACTGTCGAACCCGGGATGATCGGATATCTGCCGGAGGGCGCAAAAGTAAACGTTCTGTCGCCGCAGAAACCCGGAGCAACGTTTGACATGTTTTCAAAATATCAGCTCAAAGGAATCGGCTCCGGAATGCTGGGCGGATTGTCATACCAGGCAATGACGCGCGACACCGCCGGGCAGACGTTTGCCGGCGGAAGACTGGCCCAGCAGATGGATTTTCAATCTTATAAGCCCTGGCAGATTTTTGTATCGTCAAAACTATGCAGTCCGGTTTTCCGCACCTGGCTAAAACTTGCGGTGCTTTCCGACGCAGTACAGGCTCCCGGATATTTTGATAATCCAAAATACTGGGACAGGCACGAATTTCTTCCACCCGGCTGGATGCTGGGGATAAATCCGAAACAGGACATTGACGCCGCAATTTCGCGCATGGCGTCGGGGATCACAACGCTTGCCGACGAGACTGCTTATATCGGCAAGGATTATAAGCGGCAATTAACGCTGGCCGGAAAAATTAAACGTCTTGCCGCCGCGCAAGGGCTCGTCCTGAAGGGTGTGAACGATCTGCAACTTGTCATGGATCCGGACGAGGCTCTTGATCAGGAAAACCAAGAATTGCTATTGGAGGAATCAAAGTGAAGACAAAAAGGCGAGTGTTTACAAGCGCAAACGTGGAAGCCACGCAACGCGCGATAAAAAAACGGTTCGGCAATGATTCCGGCGTTGACATCCGAGAAGCAGAGGGCCATATCCGCATAATAGAGAAAAACCCAGAACCGAAAAAACTCTATTTAGAGGCCAAATTTGAAGAGCGCGAGGAAGCCGGGGAAACGTTGACAGGGCTGTCGTTCAGCTCGGAAGAGCCCGTCATGGTGTACGGAGAGCCGGAAATATTGATCCACGAAGGAACCGCCGCCGATTTTTCGCGTCTGATGGAAGTCGGGGCAATTCTTAAAAATCACGACCCGGATCAGATTGTCGGCGTCCCGGTAAAAGTTTGGATAGACGACAAGCGCAGGGGAAACTTGCTTATGCGCTGGGGAAGCACGATTATAGCGATGGAGGCCAAGCGAGAGGCTCTTATCGACAAGACGCTGCGCGGTGTGTCCGTCGGCTACATGGTCCGCGAGTGGATTTATTTGCGAGACAAAACAGAATCTTACAAAGAAATAACGGGGCCCGCGTGGGTTGCCGTGAAATGGGACGCTTTGGAAGCATCTCTGACCCCGATTGCAGCCGATCCGTCTGTTGGGCTGGAAAGAATGGTTAGAGACATCAAGGCACAAATAACAAACAAACAGGAGATAATAGTAGAGATGAAAAAACTCAAACTGCTCCGCGCCTGGAAAGCGTCAGACGGGAAATCGTATGACGTGGGCGCGAAGCTCGAAGTCGATGAGCGCACGTTTGCGGAATTGACCGAAGGTGATGAGCCTTTCGCCGAGGAAGACAACAATGCGCCCGAAACCCGCAGTGTGAAACAGGAAACAGAGCCGGAAACAAAATCTGAACCCAAAACGGGAATAGATGACGGCCTGTCTGAATCCATGCGAGAGTTTCGCGAATCCATGCGCGAGGAATCCCGCGCAGAGGCTAAACGTTGCGCCGATATCCGGACAGTTTGCAAGCGATCGGCTATGCCCGAACTTGCGGACGAACTTATTGCCGAGGGCAAAACGATGGAGGAATCACAGCGAGCCGTATTGGACAAGATGGTCGAAAACCAGAAAGCCAGCGGACAACCTGCAACCGGAATCGAAATCACGCGTGATAGTCACGAAAGTTTCAGATCCGCCGCAGTTGACGGCCTGTTACTCCGTGCCGGCCAGGTGAAAATCGAGAAACCGGCGCCGGGCTCCGACGAGATACGCGGCAAAAGTCTTTTGAGGCTTGCCGAGGAATCCCTTGTTAGGGCAGGGATAAAGGTTCCGTCTGATGTGCGCAAGCTGGTCGAATTGGCTATGCGAGGCAGTGAGATTATAAGCGGATCCACGTCGGACTTTCCTTTGATTCTTGCGAACACGGCAAACAAGTCGTTGCTTGCAGGATATGAGGTCGGGCCCGCGACGTATGAATTCTGGGCAAGAACCGGATCGCTGAACGACTTCAAGTCGGCAAGCAGAATCAAGTTTTCCGAGGTTGGAAAGTTGCGAGAGTTGCAAGAAAACGCGAAGTATTCCGAAACCAGCAGAACAGAAAAACGTGAGACAATCCAGCTTGGCACCTATGCCAACAAATGGACAATGAGTCGCCAGGGAGTCATAAACGACGACCTGGGCGCCTTTACAAACACGTTGTTCAGTTCCGGGATGCAAGCGAAGATGTTGCCGAACGATCTCGGAATTGCTGTTCTTAATGACAATGACAACATGACCGACGGAAGCGCTCTGTTTTCAACTGTTCATGGCAATTATAGCCAGGAAACAAACAGACGGCTTGACAGCGTGGCACATGCGGCCGCAGCTCTCAAATATATGATCGGTCTGATGGCTAAACAAAAAAGCTATCAGCACAATGCGGAAACAGACGGAGCGAGATATTTAAATCTCCGTCCGAAAATATGGCTTGTGTCATTACTGGATGAGCTTTATGCCAGACAGGTAGTGGCCAGCATGTCTGATATAACGTCGACAAACGCTGGAGTCGAAAATCCATTCAAGAATCTCGGCATAACGGTTGTTGGAGATCAGAACATTGCCACGAGTGACACGGATTACAAGCACTTGCTGTTTGCGGATCCGCGCATGGCTCCGGTGGTTGAAGTGGCGTTCTTGCAGGGCAACAAAATGCCGTTTATGCAGGAAATGGATCAGACAGATAGTGACGGAAAAGTTTGGCTTTGCAGGTTGGACTGCGGAGCCGCCGCCGTTGATTCGGTCGGTGCGGTAATGGAGACAGGAACAGACGAATAATAAATAAACCAGAAGCGCAAAACAAAAGAGTGATTAAACGAAAACATTAAACAACAAAAAAGTAGGAGAACAGAAGATGAAAAAAATGTGTTTGACAATCTGGGTAATGGTGATGCTTTGCTGGTCGGCTTTCGCCGCGCAAAATTTCGTCCATAAATCCGGTACAGTAACTGTCACCGATCCCGCGTCGGCCATTGTGGCCGGAACGCTTGTGGATCTCGGCGACAGGTACGGCGTTTCATCTGGGGCTATTGCCACAAATGATTCGAGCGGGACCGTGTTTGTCAGTGGAATCTGGCGCTTTCAGCGTGTGGTAACAAACGCCATAACGCAGGGAACTGCCATTTATTATTCGTCCGCAACCGGCGTTACCGATGTTGCAACGGCTGACACTTATGTCGGCCAATGCTCTAAAGCGGTTGCCGTTGTAACGGATCTGATCAACTCGGCCGGCAATGTGGATCAGTTCATCGAGGTTGATATAAACGTGCCTGAACGGCAGTGTATTGTTGGCGTTGACCTTCAAGCGTGGGACGCTGGACTCGATACTCTGGCAACCGACGACGGCAGCGATCTGACCGGCGTATGGCAGGCCGACACCAATGCCGCCACAGACGAAACGGACTACACGCCGCGCTATGTTGGTGATATATTAACAGGTCAGGACGGAGCAGCAACCGGTGCGGTCTGGGTTGCGACTGGAATCACGTCGAACGACTGGACCAAAATATAACCCAATGACAAGTCGGGCTGAAATATGCCCGGCTTGTCATATTTTCATAGGGAAACAAAGTGAAACGAAAAACGATAATATTTTTTTTGATGTTTGTAAATACCATCGCTTTTGCTCAAACGCAGACATTCTGGCAAGCCGCGAGTTTCAAAACTAATTTATTTTTATACGATTCCACAGTCCCGCTACATCTAAGGCTATCCAATTTTGCGCGAACGAATGACACGCGGCAGCTGAATTGGCTTGGAGCTGATATCCGCGTAACAAACGCAGTCGTTTCCACACAGCCGGTCAACCTCGAACAGATGCAAGACGCTATTGCGGCGGCGTCTGGCATCACGGTATACGGATCGACGAATGCCCATCCGATAGGAGGCAGCAGCTTGACGCTGGAAGTGCCTACGACTGCATGGGCTGTCACAAACACGCTTGCAGATGGAACAAATTTAGTTGGCACATTCTGGTTTACAAACACATCGACAATAATCAGGGAAGGAAACGCACTGGGAAGATTTTATACAAAAAAATTGTCAGGCACGAAAACGGCAAACGGATATATGTGCTATGTCTACACTTATGACGACGGAGCTACAACGAACATCATGGACACATCGGCGCAGTCGGGGAACATAATTGCAAGCGTTGAATCTTATTTGTTGACGGTCAATAATCCGACAAACATCACAGGAACGAATCTTTATTTCGGAGTTTGTTATTTTCTCGTGCAGACGTCGGGAGGATCGGATTGTGAAATAGTGACATACGGCGGAGGTCCATACGACACGCAATTAAAGATTCCAGGAATAGGAAGAGCGACGGGTTATTTGCTTCCCGGGGATCCTGGGACATCGACAAATCTGGGAGACTATAATAATAATGTGGGATTTATAACGAACGCTGCCTCTGACGCTTCCGCTTGGTCTGGATATCCCGCCACGCAAGCGGTAGAGTTTGCCACATTCGGACTTAATGGATTAGGCGTACCGGAATTAAGTTTCGAGTCAGCGAATGCGTGGGCAACTATTCCATCAAGTATTGGTAATGTCACCCACCTAATATATAACGACGGTCTTACTTATAACAGGCAAGCTGGCTGGGTAGATATTGGCGTTAC